GAGTAGCCAGCGTGCAATACAAAAAGAAACTAAAAGCTATGGGGACTAGCGCAGGCTTTCCCGATATGCTCGTATTTTTGCCGAGCAAGATCGTATTTGTCGAGATGAAGCGCGCAAAAAAGAGCCTAAGCAGGGTATCGGACGAGCAAGAGGATTGGGTAGATACTATCAACTGCTACGGATATGCAAAGGCGAAAGTTTGCTACGGCTCGGGCGAGGCGATAGATTTTATCAAGAGCGAGATGTGGAGAACGCGCTGATTGAATAACGACTTTGTAGAATTTTTGCGCGAGATCGTCGATGAAAAATCCTTAAAAAAAATCTGCTTTAGATTTGGTGGGAACAAAGTGTATATCCCGCATTTCCCCCTTGCGCCAAAGATTTTAGAAATTTATGAAACTACTTCTGGCAGCATAAAACAAAGGATAGATGCGACCAAAGCCGAGCTGGACAAACAAGGGTTTAACGTCGGCAAAAATAAGATCAGGTGGACGATAAATAATGGCAAAAAAAGAAACGGTTGAGATCATAAACGGCAAGCTTTGTGTGGGCATAACAAGGCTAAACGGCATTGCCGAAAAAATTTATCTAAGCGAGCTAAGTGAGCCGCACAAAACCGCCGAGCTAACAAAAGCGGGGATGCCGGTCGTCATAAAAAATAAAGAGAGATTATACCCGGTCGAGGATGTGTTTGAGTGGTATTCCAAAAACCGCTTAGAGATAGATGAGCTAAAGGGGGTGAAGCTTCAAAGCGAAATAGACCGCACGAAAGCACAAACCCAAAAGATAAACTTCGACTACAAGGTTGCGAAAAAAGAATTTGTTTCAGTAAAAGAGGTGAGCCAGTCTCAGGCAGAGTTGATAACGTTTTTAAAAAACCAAGATATGAATTCCCTAAGAGAAATAGCCGACAAAAAAGATAGAAAAAGGATTGAGACTCACTACAAAAAGAAGTGGGACGCGATAGGCAAAGAGCTTGAAAGAATAAAGGACAGCGAACTTGATAGTAACGCCTAGAATGATTAAAGCCTGCGAGTATAAAGACTTTATCAGCCCAGACGAGTGGGCGCTAAAATACTATCATTTAGAAAAAGAGAGTGCGATCGGCGGGGGTAAATTTGGCTTTGATTTTGCCCCACACACCAGAAAGCCTTTGCAGGTGCTAGGCGATGAGGATGTTAGCGAAGTGGTGCTATGGTTTGCGTCACAAGCGGGCAAGACGACGATAGGGATGATCGCGCTAAATCATTATATGGACAATGTCGGCGGCAATGCGATGTTTTTCTTGCCTAGCGACGATTTGATAGCGTTCACGGCAACGGATAGAATTTTGCCTAGCATCACCCGAACCATCAATAAAGATAGCGTCTTGCAAGAAAAAGAGGAGCGCGCGTTAAGGGACAACACTAGGAATATCCGTTATTTAGGCGGCACGATAAGAATTCTATCCTCAACAAAGCCCGCAAACCGAAAATCAACGCCCGCAAGGTTTATCGTCCTTGACGAGATTTCAGAGATGAAACACCAGCACGTAGAGGAGATTAGCGAAAGAGCCAAGACCTATGAGCTATTCGGGGGGAAAATCTTAAAAACGTCAACGGCTATGAGCGAGGACGATCCGATAGTTTCCGCATATAAAACTAGCATTGTAAGATACGAATACGAGGTTATGTGTCCATACTGCAAAAAAGCTCACGTGGACAATTTTTTAGAAAATATCGTGTACCCGCCTATGGATAAATTTAACATTGATGAAAGTTTGAGCGATGCCGAGAGGACTAAAATTTATGCAAACTTAGCAAGCGCGGAAGCAAAATACAAATGCCCTCACTGTAACGCATTGTGGGACGATAAAGACAAAGATAAAGCGATAATTAATGGGGGTTGGGCGATAAAAAGCGAAGCCAAAGAGGGCAAGAGCGTAGGCTTTAAGGCGAGCAGTTTTATTAGCCGGTTCGTGACGATTAAAACTATGACGCAAAAGTTTATCCTGGCGGACGATGACGAGAAAAAGGCTGTATTTTACAGGGGTTGGCTCAATCAAATTTACGTGCCTGAAATCAAAACTACGCCTATTGAAACGCTAGAGGGGCTAAAAGGGGAACTAGGGGAGTTAATATTGCCTAAAGACTGCGTGGGGCTATTTTGTGCAATAGACGTGCAAAAAGATCACTACTATTTTAGCGTGGTGGCGGTAAATTCCAAGCTGGATAAATTTGTCGTAGAATACGGCAGGATAGAAAACGAAGCAGATATGATAACTTTTATGACGACGAGAAGCTACCGCATTAAGGACAGCCAAACCCCATACTTCGTAGAAGTCTTTGCGGTGGACAGCGGCGCGTGGGCAGAGGAGATATACCGCTTTTGCTACAATATGAGCCATTATTTCGATGATAGAAGCCCCGATAAAGAGATACTGCTAGAGCGCAGGGGCGGGCAAACCATAACCGTAATTCCTATAAAAGGCAGCAATAGCGACGACAGCACGGCAATGAATACGATCGGACATATAACTAACCTTGACGGCACGGCGAACAATAGGAGTTTTGCGGATACGCTACAACTACACACTATTAACACCTACTTTTTTAAAGACAGCATAATGAAAAATATCTCAAACGTGCTAGAAAAATCAAACGGCGAAAAGCTATTTATCCACTCCGGCATGAGAGAGGACATATTAAAAAGCCTAGTGAGTGAGGCTAAGCAAGAGGTGAAAAAGAAAAACGGCAAGATAGCCTTTAGATACGCCCCGATCCATAGCCACCCGTTTAACCACTACTTAGACACTCTAACCTACAACTATTACCTGATCGCAAGGCTGGGCGTGCAGTATAGGGCTAGCGCATACAATTTACAAAAACCGAAACCAAAACCGCAGAGAGTAAAAAAGGATTATTTAGACGAGTTTTAGGGTGTCGTAAAATATGCAAAACCCAATTTAGATTCCTAAAAGGGTGTCGCCAAACCCTACAAACCCCCGTTTTAAAATGAAATTTCCTGAAAAATAGCGCAAAGGGGGAATTTAACAGATGCCTTCCCTCTCGCGCGGATTAAACACGGGGGGCGGAATACCTAAAGAGCGGCCTCTTGGGCGAAAGGCGTTGTTGCTCTAGATTTTAAACAGAGGCGGCTTAATAATAGGCTACGGCAGTATAGTACAATAGTAAAATAAAAATAGCAAAATTCCGCCGATTTTTTGACTTTTTTGCTATCAAAATTTCGCCGATTTTCTAACAAAATACACAAACGGGGAAAATCAATTTTCACCAGTAAAAAAATAGTATTCAACCCCCGTAAAATAGGGAGTTTTATCCAAATTACAAAACCCAGTCAAGCACCTCTAAATACTCAAATTTACCACAAAATAACATACTTTTTTAAAAACTAGGAAAAACGAAATTCCTTGACACAAACATAATTTTCTGTCTAATGTGCGTCGCGCTTAAGTCGTTTGCATAAAAACACTTTTTGCAGTACCTGCTTCACTCGTCGCCTGCTACGGGTTGGTGCACGCATAGCCTGCCGCCCCGATAATGTTTCACGGATAAAAATTTGGCACGCGGCATCTACTAACGCAAAAAATTTGGGACGTTGCCCCTACTAACGCTTTGCGAGCGCATATCAAAAAAATTATCAATACGCCTTAAAAGTTGATAACATAAATCAAGTAAAAATCTGATCAATAATAGCACGCAAAGTTCCTAAAATACGCAATTTCAATTCAGGTAAAAATCTTTTTTTCGTAGCATAATTTCGGCAACAAAACGAAAACGAGGCGCTCTAAAAAGGAGCTAAAAAAATAAAAAAGGTGCGTTTAAAAAACGCTAATAAAAATAAAAAAGCCGTGAAACATAACGGCGGGAAGGTTAAAAAATGTTAGTTAAAAAAATAGAGAGGGGCGAGGATTTGCACCGCGAATTTGAAGCATATAATAGGGGCGATAATTTCAGCTATTGCGCGTGCGATGCATTAGTCGAATATTTTAACGAATTTGACGAGAATATCAAATTAAGTGTTATTGGTATTTGCTGCGATTTTTCGGAATATACCGAAGACGAGCTAGTCAGAGAATACGACGGTTACGGTAAAACGGCGGAGGAAATCGCGGAGGCGATAGCCGATGAGACGTGGATCGCCACGCTTGAAAACGGCAATTATTTATTACAAGCATTTTAAAGGGGGGCATAAAAATGAAACGTATAACAAACTCAGAGATCGCGGCGTATATTGCACGCCGCTTTGAAAATATTTTAAGGGGTATAAAATGAGCGAATTAAGTCAAGCGAAAAAAGAGCTATTAAATCTGCGCGCGGGCGGGTATAAGCTCAAACGCGTCGGGGCATTCGGAGACAATGGAGCAAAGGGGCGATTTTATCGGCTCAAAGGTAGCGATTATCTATTTTATTTAAATAAATTTTTCGCTCAATTAAAGGATGCAAAAGAGGCGCTAATTTTGGCGCTAGATGAATGCGGCAATAAAAGGCTTTTAAGCTTAAACGGGCTATTGGGCGCGCTAAAAAGCGGCAGCGATGTATCAAATTTAACGTGGTATTAAAAAAAGGGGGTGAAAATGAAATTTGAAAATATAAAAAAATTGTTTGCCGAATTCGGCGAGGTTGAGGAATTAGGCGGCGATCGCATCCGACTTGTTTTAGGCAAAAATGAATTTTGCGCTAGCGCCAATGGGCTATCGGTTGTTGTCAGCTACTGGAATGAACATAGCGGCGCGTTTGAGTGGCTTTTTGGATGTCGCACGCTCAAAAGCGCGCGGGTATGGCTAGAAAAAGCGGCGAAAAGGGTGTAACAATGGATGAAATATTATTAATATTGGCATTTATCGCAATAGCCCATTTTATCGGACTATTGTAAAAAAGGGCGGGTTATGGTAGAATTGATTAAAAATATCGGTTTAGGATTGTTTGTTAATAGTAGTTACGCGATAATGGGCGGCGACTTTAGCCTAAAAAATTATTACGTTATGGCGGGGAGTATTCTAATAATGGGCGTTTGTATATACGCAGAAAGGGGCGAACAATGAGCGGGCAAGATGTAATGGTAATACTTACGACAATTTGTCTAATAATCGCGCTAACCGAAGCGTACAAGACCTACAAGCACAATCACAGCGCGAAAAACTAGGCACACACGCCCCGCACATCTCACGCGGGGCAATATCTAAACACAACACAAAACACACAGCACAAAAACACACCACGAGCGCGAGCCGCTCACAATACAAAGAAACAAAAATACATCACGCACAAACACACGCGCAGCGACAAAGAACACACAAACAAAGACCCCGCCAAAGTAGTCAAGCCAAAAGAGGCGGGCGCAAAAGTGTAGGGGCGAGGTGTCAAAAACCAGCAGCGCAAAATCTCAAAAAAGCAGGCGGCAAAAAATATCAAAACTCTACACCAAAGCGGCGACAATATGCCCGCGAAACTTATTTTTTATTAAACGCTTACAAAAAAATACAAAATACTTTTTATTATTATGCGGACTTGGCAGAAATTAGGCGCTTTTAGCTTACGGCGGCGCGAAATTTTTACGCAATATTAGAGAAATACGCAAAAAATCGGTAAATATTCGGCTAATATTGCGTGACGTTTTAAGCTTACGATAGGGCGATTATCAAGAATGAGTATTTTCTGAGATTATGGCATTATCATAATATTTTGTTTTTGATAGGCAAAAAATTTTAGGTTCTTTGTAAGATAGCGAGCTGGTGGGGGTCGGCGTAGCCGCGTTTTTCATTTTACTGTCAGGTTTTAAATATTTTTGCAGACTTTAGAATGTTTTAGTCCGTAGGACTAATTTTACTCTAAGTCTGCAAAGTAGTCAAGTTTGGGCTAAGAATAGATAGGACGCGAGGATAAACCCCGCGTCTAAAAAGCTAGGCCAGTATTTTATTTCTATCCATAAAAAACACATCGTCGTCGAAAATATACGCCTTGACTGCACCGATAGCCGTAAAAATCTCCTCAAAACGCTTTTGCGTTTCGTCTAATACCTTGACGCATTTGTTTTCTTTTTGTGTATTTTTTTCGGATAGCTTTTTGTATTTGTCGAAATAATAATCCCGCTCCAGCTTTGCATTTTTCCACATCGCCTTATAATCGGGCGAAGCTTCAAACTCCAGCTTCGGCTCTTTTGTACTTGTTAGATCGCGCCTTAGTGCCATAATTTTATTATTTGCCTGCGTTAGTTTGCCTTTATACCCGCTTATCTCTCTGCGGTGTCTTTTAGTCTTATCTATCAGCACTGCATCGAGTTCGGCTATCTTATTTACGTAGGCTTCAAATTTAAGTCGCTTACATTAACGCCTTTAATGCTATGGCAGACGAGATAAAGCGACTTAAATTTGTAAAATCTCTCGCCGGTAAAACTCATAGCGAGCAAAACGAAGCCGTCTTTGGAGATTTTGTAATACGGTCTGCTTTCGCCTTTTTTGTCCTTATATTCAACGAGCCGAAAATTTGACCCGTTAAAAATATCTTGCGGGAATTCGCCAATTTTCGCTAAAATATGCTTGTGCTGTTTGTTAAAAACTTCAGCCACGTTCAAAGAGGTGGTAAATGCTTCCCCATTTGCCACTTCAAACTCTACTTCACAATTATTGATAATAACTGCGTTACTCATTTTGTCTCCTTTTGGTGAGATTAGATTTTGCTAGTTAAAAATAACTATTCATTATTTTTAACAATCTAATTGTAACGATTAGTTGCTTAATGCAGGCTTAATAATATTGCTAATAGTGATTTTTATATTATTATAAGTAACTATTAGATACTATTATGTAATTTTATACGAGGCAAAAAAAATGAATAGAGATGAATTTAAAAACCTACTAAACAAAGCAAAAATCAATAAAAAAGAGCTATCAGAGCTTTTAAATTTGCCGTATGGCACTGTTAATAATTGGGGGACTAGCAACCCTTATCCAGAGTGGCTTAATAGCTGGTTTGAGAATTTTATTAAAGCCAAATCATACGAGGAAATAAAAAATAAGGTTTTTGAGGTAGAGAGAAAGGGCGGCTAGTCTGCCCTTGGCTTTTTAGTCCTTTAACACCTTATATACTATTTTTTCATTATCCACAGATAAAACTTCAATTAGTAGTTTTTTAAATCTAATCTGTTTTTGTCCTATGCTATAAGTTAGGTTTTGAAAAAAGGCCGGCCTGGCAAGATCATCTGGAGTATATTCTCTATAAACGAGCGTAAAGCTATCAGGAGTTTTCCCTGTATATACTAGCTCGAAATTTTCACCATTTTTTGTTTTAGAATTTTTAGCCAAAACCACTTTTTCCATTTTTACATCATCTGGATAAAATGTAGTGTTGGGGAGTGGGGCAATATACTCTCCTGCGCCAAACCCATAAAGAATCATAACTATCATTTTGTTTTGCAATTTTCCATTCTCATCGACCAACAAGGCGGCTTTGTCTATTTTTTCGTTGCTAATAGCCAGATAACTCTTTTTGTCTAAAACAAAATTACCTTTTATTCTAAAAATATCGGTTGAAAAAAATGAGACTTCCGAAGAAATGTTTTTAAGCCGAAAATCTTTCGTAGGCTTCATAGCGTCTGAACTAATTTGTTGGAGCATATAATCATTAACCTTGATGATCGTATCTCCTACGTAGCTTGTTTTTATCTGATTTAGTTCATAATTTTTCTCGGATATTTGCGTCTCATTCATTGTTTCGCCAGTTTTTATAAGTCCAAGCTTCTGAGAGCACCCTACAAGAAATGCCGCCATCACAACCAACAATAAAAACTTTTTCATTTCGTCTCCTTTAAATTTAATTGTATTGAATAGGTTTTACGATGGTTTGCCCGCCGTATTGTATTGTATCGGGCAGTAACGAATTTAGCAGATGCCGCCTTTTTATCTCAAGGCTAAAATCCGCACTTTGCTTCAATTCGTGCGCATATTTACCGCGCTTGGGCGGCGGAAGCAATATAATACTTTTGTTTGGGAAGTCCCCTTTTATCATTTTGATCGTCGATACTAAATCCGTATCGGCGGTTATCAAGAATGCCCTATCGAAATCATCGTTAAAAGCGTCTTTTAGCATAGTAATAGCAATATTGATGTCGCTTTGCTTCTCCTCATAGGCTTCATATTCCTTATGGCATTCTTTACAAACGGGGATTTTCTTTTTGAAGTTGCCCAAGATCGGAATAACCCCTACGCTTTGCAGGGCTTTTAAGTATAAGGCGTGCCTGTTGATCTTGTCCGCGCCCAAGTGCATCGGCAATGCCGAAAAATAATAGACTTTGTTGAGTTCAAAGCCGTCTTTTACGAAATGCTGGCAAAGTTTGCGCAGGTCAAGCCATTTTACTTTGTTATCTTTTAAATTTACTAAGGCGTGATAAAGGTTGAAACCGTCAATGTAAGCGTTGATTTTCATAATATCCGAGCCCCCATTCGGAGGACTCGGTTAGTAGCTGTAGCTACTAAGTGGCATATCGGAATATTACCATTTGTAAGCTTAAAAGCTGTTTTAACCATCTTTTTAATCTCTCGTATTCTATTTTTGAAATTATACGCTCAAAACACTTAACCCCAGCCAAAAGTGTGTAATTTGGGTATTGAATTACACACACGCATATTTTAATATTGCAGAAAAATCTCGAAAGGAACGCTCGTTATGACGCTAGGCGAACAGCTAAAAGACGTGCAAGAGGCGATACAAAAGCTCGTAAAAGCCAATATCGCATCATACAAGGTCGGCGAGCAAGAAATAACGAGGAATAGGCTAAGAGATTTGCGCGCTATGGAAAACGACTTGATAGCCAAAATCCAACAACTTGGCGCAAATTACGATCCGCTAACCGCAGAGCATATCAAAGGCGGCAAAGTAAGGATAAATTTCAATGGCTAAGAAAAACCGCCGAGCTACATCAAATTTTAAAGCCAACTTCTACGACGGCGGCAAAAAAACTCTAGCAAATAGAGACTTTTACAACGCCATTAACGATTTTGAAGCTACGGCTACTCCAGACCGAGATACGCTAAGGGCAAGGGCTAGGTGGATACACGAAAATAACCCAATAATCGCAAACATAGACCGCACTATTTCAGCAAACGTAGTGGGCGGCGGCATTAAATTCCAATTCAAAATAGGCGGCGAGCAAGAGGACGATAGCGCAAAAGCTCTCAACGACGAGATAGAAACGGCGTGGGAATACGCTAAAGAGAATTTAGACATTACCGGGCGCGATCACTTTGACGAGATGTGTAAGATAGCCCTAAAAGGGCGCTTTATGGACGGCGAGAATTTATTTTACTTGCCTTACGTTAAAGACGGCTCGCAGGTAAATTTAAAAATCCAAGCCCTTGAAGTGGATAGATTTGCACTAGGGAGCTTCAACACCGAAAACGGCCTATTTTACGATGGCGTAGAGACCGATAAATACGGCAGGGTAGTAGCCTATCATTTGCAAAACAATCTTTTTAGGGCTGCCAATATCAAAGGGCAGCAAGTAGAGAGCGACGTAAGGCTAGACGCCAAAGACGTACTCTACTTTTACAAAAGAGACAACCGCCCGACGCAATATCGAGGCATATCCGAGTATAAACAAGTAATTACCGATCTTAAGAATTTTGCCGCGCAAATGAGAGCGACGATAGAGGCGGCTAGAAGTAGAGCAAATATCGCCTACGCTATGGTAACAAACAACGTACCGCAAGCAAACGCATTCCAAAGAGAGGATAGAGAGCCGATCGAGGAGATAAACGGCATATTCGTGCGCTATCTAAATCAAGGCGAGAAGCTAGAGGTGCTTGACCCAAAGATTGCGGATGACAACTTCGACGCTTTCGTTAGAACGGTCGTGAGGCTGATTGCTACCGGGCGAAGTGTAAGCTATGAGCTAGCTTTTAGAGACTACGCGCAAGTAAATTACTCCAGCGGGCGTATGAGCTGGTTACAAGACTACAAACTATTTGACGAGGAGTTCTTGCACTTTACGCGAAACTTCTACAAGCCTATCTTTATGCGGTGGCTTGAATTTGAGGCGTTAAAGGGCAGTTTTAAATATCTCACTTACGAGAAATTTAAACAACTGAAGCCGATTATCGCGACAAGAGCGATCAAGCTTTATCCGCCTAAGCGTGAGTGGGTCGATCCGCTAAAAGAGAGCAAGGCTATAGCTACCGAGCTTGAATATAACACTACTACCCTTGAAGCGGTTTATGCCAAACGCGGCCTAGACTGGCAAGAGGAAATAAGGCAAATAGCGGCAGAAAACGAATTTTTGGCGAAGCACGGGCTAACTAGGTTTAACAACGCCAAACTAATAGTAGATACCAGAGAGGAAAAAGAGGAAAACAATGAATAAAGACATAAGCTTTTTGTATGAGCCGTTTTTGGGTACGCAGGGCGCGCTTAGGACGCTTATGAACCTAAGCTTTTCAAATGCCCCACTGGCGGCAAGAACGCAGCCTAGCTTTGAAAATGGCGGCGAAACGGACATTTACGGGATTGCCGGCGTAATTTTTAGATACGAGAACTTTTTGACGGCGTTTGGGTATGGCGTTTCTAGTCAATCCCTAAAAGCAAAAATAAAATCAAGCATTGAAGCGGGCAGAAAAGTCCTTTTAGTGATTGATAGCGGCGGCGGCATGGTAAACGGGATGTCTGATCTATGCGATTACATCGCCGATAACAAAGATAACATCACGGCTTTTGTCAAAGGTACGTGCGCGAGCGCGGCATTTTGGATAGCTAGCTCGTGTGGCAAGATTTACGCCGAAAAGACATCTTTAATCGGCTCATTGGGCGTAGTTACCAGTATTTGGGACGACACTAAATACTTTGAAAATTTAGGCATCGTGGCAAAAGACATTACTTCAACCCTCGCGCCAAACAAGCGACTTGACGTGAATAGCGACGAGAGTATGGCGAATTTAAAACGAGAGCTTGATGAGATAGCAAACATCTTTATATCAAGCGCGGCTAAAAATAGAGGGATGAGCAATGACGAGATAGTAAGCAAACTTGAAAACGGCGGGGTGATAAGCGGCGAGTTAGCCTTTGAGCGAAACATTATCGACGGCATAACTTCATTTGAAAATTTAATCCAAAAAGGAGCAAAAATGGGAAAAGAGCAAGCGACGGCGCAGGTTGAAACAAAAGACTACGGCGCAGAACTTAAGGCACAGGAAGCCAAAACGCAGAAATTTCAAGCATTGGCGTCTTATAGAAATTTGCTAAGCGCAGAGGATTTTAATCGCTTTGCAGCTGATGAGAATATCACCGCAGAACAGATCAAAAACCACATTCTGGAGAAAAGAGTAGAGGAAACTTCTAGAATCCCCTCCGTAACGGTAGGAGAGGATGTGAGCAGGAATGCTGCCAATAAGGATGTAGAGGACGCTATTTGCTTAATGTCGGGCGTTGAAATAGCAGAAGCTAGCAATAGAGCGCACAGATTAACGCAAGGTAAGCTAAAACCTCTTTTGGCGACTATTGGTGGCTTAGATGCGGCGGCCAGAGATAGCGAGTTTATGTCGGCAATGACTACGAGCGACTTCCCAATATTACTCAGGAACGCATTGTCGAGAATTTTAACTCACGGCTTTGAAAGAGCGGAGACTACCTACGAAAAAATCGTAAATTTCGTAGCGCACCCGGACTTTAGACCGTATAACAGCGTCGAGCTTCAAAACGTGCCGGCTAGCGTGTGGAAACCGCTAGTAGAGGGCGGCGAAACGAGAGCTTTCACGCTAAGCGAAAACGGAGAAGTCTCAAAGCTAGAGAGTAAGGGCGCGAAATTCGCCATTACTAGACAAATGCTAGTTAATGATGATTTGGGTGCATTTACGGGGTTAGTTTCAAATTTTGCCGAGAGCGCGAAATACCATATCAACCAGTGCGTTTATGAGTTTTTAGAGGCTAGGGGCGCGTACCAGAACTATGCCTTAAAGGACGGCAAAGGGTTATTCCACGCGGATCACGCCAACCTATTAACCGGAGCGCCGTCAAAGCTAAGCGAAGCAAGCCTTAGCAAAGCGAGACTTGCGATGTTGAGACAAAAAGACGTGAAAGGCGAAAAAATCAGGGTAACGCCTAGACTTCTAATCGTGCCGCCGGAGCTTTTAGATACAGCCAACCAGCTAATGATCAGCTCAGCCACGCTAGAGCTTAACAAGAACGCGGGCGTAGCCAATGTTTATCAAGGCGCGTATAGCGTTATTAGCGATGCCGAGATAGAGGACAAAGACGCGTGGTATTTGGCTAGCGAGCGTTGCGTAAACGTAGGCTACTTGTCGCAGAATGGCGGAGCTAAGCCGATCATCGAACTAAGCAAGCAAAGTCTAGTGGACGGCCTTGAATATGAGGGCGTATTAGACTTTATCGTGTATGCGAACAGATACCAAAACTTAGTTAAAAATGCAGGCAAATAAGGAGTAGAGATGCTAAGAAAATGCGAAACAATACAAATGGCGCACGACGGTGCGGTTAAAAAAGGCGACGTTGTCTTAAAAGACGACTTTGCTATGGTCGCGCTAAACGACGGCGAGGCAAATGAGCTAGTAGCCTACGGAGTGGAGGGCAGCTTTAACTTTATGGGGGCTACGGGGACAACTTTAAAAGTCGGCGATAAGGCTTATTTGGTAGTAGCAGACAAAAAGGTTACTCATACGGCAACCGGCAATAAGTTTATTGGCCGTGTTGTAGCCTTAGACGGCGGCATGGTCGAGATCAAGATCAACACAAAATGAACGAGCAGTTTAAAGAGGATTTTCAAAAGATTCTCAACGAACCTAGCGAACTAAGCGATGACGTTACTTACGTTAGGTATAGCGATGACAGCGAGCATAACCTAAGAGCGATTATCGACTTAAGAGAATTTGCGTCCGAGCAAAGCGAGGGGCGCATAGAGGTAGATGTGGCGGTTTGTTATTTGGCGTTGCCGTTTGAGCCCGAAAAAAGAGACAAGGTTAGATACGGCGACGCGGAATACGACGTTATGGATTGGGTCAAAACGCCCTATCAATACAAGCTAATGCTAAAGATGAACGCGCACCTAACGGGAACGCACATCAAGAACAGGTATAGATGATGAACGTAACTTACGCAAAAGGGCAGATCGTAGAGATAGACGAGGAGTTAAGAGCGCTTGAAGTAAAAGCAAATGCTTTTATGTCGCCTATAAGAGATAGATTTTTTTGCCGTAAGGCGGAGGAAATCGACTACGAGGAGACGAGAACGCTTTTAGACGAACTCGAAAAAATCGCGGCGAGAATAACTCTACTAAAAACCGAAAAAACTCAAATCAAAGAGCGCTGGGGTCTTAAGTGAGAGACGCAGCGATTATCGACGAGGCTACCCCTTATCTTACTAGGCTTGCCGAAATTTCCGACGGCGCGACTAAAGAGGTCCTAGGTAGGGTCGGCAACAGGCTCAGGCTTGCAATGATAGACCGCGCTAGAGCCTATGGCGCAGTAAGAAACAGCGCGGCGATATTCGGAGGGCGCAGGCGGCTAACTCGTGAGAAAAAGAGCGCGTTTAGCCGGCTTAGTCACGATGACGGCAGCGAACTTGATACGTCTATGGCGGAGCTAATCCGCTTTAGGGTGTATGAGACAAATAAGTTAATTGTGGGTTGGGCAAATATGAAAGGATGGGCTCCCGACAAATACGTAAACGGCAAAAAGGTCGGCAAGATGCCGCGCGTTAAGGGCGTAGGCAACGGGTTTCAAGAGATAGGTAGAAAGCTTGAATACGGCGGCTCGGCGGCATTGTCCGAGAAGCAAAAGAGACTTTTTAAGGCTAGCGGTTGGGGTAAAGCCGCAAAGCGCGGTAGCGTGAATTTCAAGCGTCGCCCAGTAATAAGCCCCGTCTTTCATGCGCATAGAGGGGGCATAGTGAGCGACTTCGAACGCGCGTATTTTCAAATTTTAAGGAGCTTACGATGATAAGCAATATCGAGATAACGGAGTTTTTCGTTTCTACCGTCAAAGCGAGCAACGAGATAAAAGAGTATTGCGAGCAAAATTTTAATAGATCGCTAACTCAATTTATCGGTGTCGATATTGAAAAAGCTCCCGAAAAAGACGAAATGCCCGTTTTGATTTATGAGCCGATCATAAAGCAAATCGGCAATGCGGAGGAGGAGTTTGACTACGAATTCCACTTGAGGCTAGCAATTATGGGCGACAAAAAGCCCAAGGTAGAGGGTAACGTCGTGAGATACGATGGGATTTATCATATCGAGAAATTAGGGAATTTGGTTTGCGAAGCGATAAGAAAAGCCGTAAGCTGTAAGAGCAATCTTGACGCATACGACATCAACTTTTATCACGATGAGATCAACGTTTTTCCTCTGTATAGCGGCGCAATAATCTTACGATTTTCCGTGCCTAACGTTATAGGCGACAATAAAATAATCTTTAAAGGAGAGTGAAAATGGCAACTCCAAAAATCAAGCAGGTGCTGTTAGACTTTGAGGACAAGGGTAAATTTGGGCAAGACCCTGCAGCCCCCAAGCCTTATGTTTTAATGGCTAACGAGAACGGCATAACCGGATCACAGCAGACCAAAACCGACAATGTTATAGGCGGCGATATAGACAGCGGCGGCGAACTTTACGGCACATTCGTAGAAGTCGGCGGCACTATTAAAACACCTCTTTATTATGAGCAAATAGGCGTATTACTAAAAGCTTTTATGGGCGATCCGACTACTGAAAACCTAGCTTCGGGCGCTTCGCCTAAGCCTGGCTACTACAAACACACTTTTAAAAGTAACGTTTGTATCCCAAGCGTAGTAGTACAGGACTTCTTGTCTGTGCAGTGCAATAAAACGGCTGCGGACAAGGACGTGTATAAGAAATTTAACGGGCTAAGAGCGAATACTCTAAGTATAACCGCAAGCCCTGATAGTGATTATAACATCGAGGTAAATTTCATAGGCGCAACTGCTGATGATAGTATCGTTAATACGACTTTTCAAAAGCTAGACGACACCAACAAAGTTGTTTTAGCCGCGACGAGAATTAAAAACTCGCACGCCAACCTATACATTAACGGGTCATCAACCCCGTATAAGCTCGCTAAAGAATTCTCAATGTCTTTGGATAGAGGCACGGAGGCGATCAGAGTTTTAAGCGCCGGTGCAATGGTAGAGGATAGCAAATTCGACCTAACGGGAAGCCTAAATTCCATCTTTGACGGCGAGATGTACAAAAAAGCAATGAAACAAGAAAAGGTGGGAACCAAGCTTGTCTTTAGTGACGGTGACTGCTCGGTAGAGTTTATTATCGCGGAGACGCAGTATTCGGTAGAAGATGAGGCTAGAAGTTACGGCGGGCAGTATCCTTTAAATATGAAATTTAACGGCGTAAAAACCGGCTCGACTGATGCAAAGTTAAAAGTTGTGGTAACCAACAAAATTCAAAAATACTAAAAAGGAAAAACTATGGATAATAAAAACGAACCGAAAATTGAATTTTCGAGTGAATTGCTAATGCAAATTAACGGCGACAGAAAAGCATTTAACGAGGGGGTATTTGATTATAAGCTCCCCCAAATTCTTGATGACGTCGCATACCCACTGGGTTTTAGTGAAGCGGTGGAGGTTAAAAAGAAATTTAACGTTACCAATCTCGGCTTAAGCGATAGCATGGACGAATTTATCGCTTATGTTTTGCAAAAAAGAGGTATCGACGACAAGCAAATTTTAGGCGTATCGTATGCGGATTTGCTAATGTTTGGGTACCGAGTGTATTTAGGCACGTTTGACGCACAAAGTATAGCTGCAAAAAAGTAAGAACGTTTTTGGAATGGCAGTTTAACGCTACCATCCAAAACGACATTAAGATTTTTGAGGATTTAGGGCAGGAGATACCGGAGGAGCTTTACCCGCCGAAGATGCCGGAATATTTTATGAACATTCTGAAGTTTTACGACAAAGTAAAAACGCAGTGGCGGGTGTTTAGCGATGGGATGGGCAAAGTGGTACTTGTTGGGCTCGACTATTCGGCTATCTTTAAAATGGCTGAAATTTATAGGGTCGAGCTGAGCGAGTTTAATATGAACGTTTTAAGAGAGATAGAGAGTTTTATTCAGGAAAGACAAAATGGGCAATAGCGTATTAATCAAGCTGCAGGCAGAAAACAATCTAACTCCCGAATTAGAAAAAATAAAAGAGAATTTGGCAGCGGCGCGCAATAAAGTTAGAGATTTTGCCGCCGCGCTCAATGAGCTAAAAAACAACAAGAAATCTATTCTTGCCGGAGATAATATCAATACCGGTATAGACGGCATAACGAAATTACAAAACGAACTAAGAAATTTAAAAGCAACCAACGCCGAGACCAACGCGATAAAGCAAAAACAGCGAGAGCTTGAGAGGGCGCTAAACACTGAAATACAGAAGCTAACTCTATCTTTAAAAGATCAAAGCGAACGTTATAAAATACAAAAGGCAGTCGCCGATAAAAGAATAAAGGCACTAAAAGACGAAGCTGACGCGGCGGACAAAGTCAATAAGAAAACAAAAGACGGTAACGCCGTTAGAAATTCGAGCATTAATTCTTTGGTTAGGCACATAAGGCAGGTCGAAACGCTTGTCTTGTCCGTATATGGGCTAAAGAAAGCTTATGACGTTTTGCTTGGCAGCGGAATAAGTTTGCATCGCCAGATAGAAAGCCAAACAGCGGGTATTTCAGCGTTGATTACCGCCAATACCCGTATGAGCGACGGAAGCAATGATTTGGCTAAACACTTTGCCATTGCTTCTTCGGTTGCTGAGAAGACGATGAAAAAGATTAAAGCGGCCTCAGTTGAGACTGCAGCCACATTCCCGGAGCTTACCGCAATATTTCAACAAGCCATAGGCGGAGCGCTCGGCGCAGGCAAGGCTATGGGTGACGCGATAGATAAGCAGATCGATAACACCATAAATTTAGCTAAGCGCATGAGTAATATTGCGTCGGCTATCGGTATGCCTATGCAACAGGTTAATGAGGAAATCCGCTCGGTCATAGAGGGCACGATAGACATCAACTCGCGTATAGCCAAGATGATCGGCATAACTAACGAGGAAATAAGAAAAGCGAAAACCGAAAAAGATGGGCTAGTAAAATACCTAGACGAAAAATTAAAAGCTTTTGACTCTCTTGCAGCTTTGCAAAGCTTTGATCGCATGGTCGCAAGGATTAAAGACAAAATAGACAATATTAAGCTAGAGGGGACAGAAAAGGCGTTTAAAAATTTAAAAGGCAGGTTGGTGGAGCTAGATTTATATCTAAAGGCCAATAATGCCGAATTGGTCAAGATGACATCGGGGATCGCCACTTTTGTAACGGGCGCGGCGATTGATTGGTTTAAAGCTTTTATACAAACGGTAAAAGACCTAAAAGGCGAAATAGAGATAGCTGCAGGCGTTATGCTTGCATGGCTTGCAGGCGGGCGCGTAGCTGCAAAATTTGCAGTCGTTACCAAGGCGGTTTTAGAAGCCGTAGCTGCGGTAAAAGCCCTTAAAACAGCCACAACGGCGGCAACGGCAGCAACGGCGGCCTATAAGGTAGCCGCGGCTGGGCTAAAAGGGCTCGGGATAGTCGCGATATTTAGCGCGGCCGCTTATGCCGTGTATAAATTCACAAAGAACCTAGACGACGCCAAAGTTAATACTGAAAAATTAAGAGACGCCATAGAAACGCTTAGGGACGGCGAAAAGTTAAAAGGCCTAAACTCTCTTGAGATTAGGTCTTATATGGACGAGATTGGTAAAAAAATTGCCGAGGCCGAACAAAAAATAAAAGACCTAAAAAATAAAGAGAACGACTTTAACCCTTTCACAAATATGACCCATCGGGACAAATTTGATATTTTTAATTACGAAAAAGAAATTGCTAGTCTAAAAAAGAACCTCCAGCAATATGCAGACCAATTAGGCGTAACTACAAAAAAAGAGGATGAATTTAAAAGCTCGCTAGACAATCAAATAGCACAACTTGAAGCGGCAGGGCGGGTTTCTGAGGACTTTGCGAAAATAATGAAAGAGGACTTTTCCGAAAAGGCGCAAGAAGCAAGCAAAGAGGTCGCTAAGCTAGAGGAAAAAATTGCCAAACTGGCTCTTACTATTAGCGAGGGAAATTTAAATGGCGATCTCCTTGAAAAAACGCAAAAACAAATAGCCGCCGCCAACGATGCTCTAAATCGCCTAAAAGATAAAGAGGCGGCCGATAAGGCTGAAAGACAAAGAAACGAAGCTAAGCGCGCCCATGACGAACATATAAGGAATCTAAGAGATAAATTTACCGCGCAAGCCGATTATTATAAATCGGTAGGGGACGTTGCAAACCAGAATGCGCAGGAATTAAAATCGCATGAGTTGGATCTTCAAGAAAAAGTTAGAAACGGGCTTTTAAAAACGGCCGAACTCAGACAAATGCTTCACAATAAAGAAAAAGAATTCGCCGAAGAAAGGGCAAAAACCGAACTAGAGAACCGTCTCGAAATTTATGAGAGACTAGGTAAACTGGAAGAGGCTTGGTCTATTAAGAAACAAATCATAACGCAAGAGCTAACCAAAAAAGGCGCGACTAGCGAAGAAATAGAAAATATTACTAAAAAAGAAGAAAAAGAATACATAAAAAGAGAAAGCAAGACTGAAGTAAAAAGCGAACTGGAGCTAAGCACTAGAAAATTTGAATTACAAAAAAGGGCGCTAGAGCTTTACACCAACGAAACCATTAAAAAACAAGAGCTTATCACGCTTGAATATCGGCACGCTCAAGATCAATACAACAGGCTTTTAAAAAACGGCGAAATAAACCGTGAACACTACGAAGAAGCTATGGCTCTAGAGGAACAGCTTTATCAAAAGCAGATGTTTGACGCTTCAAGCTGGGGGCAGATTATGCATAGCGGCTTAAATAGCCTTGAAAGCGCTATGGGTAATTTCTTTGATTATTCGTCCGATCGTTTTATGAAATTCGGCGATTTGGCGCAGGATATTTTAGGGCAAATTTATAGGCAAATAGTAAAGATGATGATAATCCAGCCGTTAATCAATTCGGTTACGAGTATGTTACCAGGAATGTCTGGAGAGGCTACTCCAAAGCATCAGGCTTTGCCTGCTGGGGGATTTGCAAGCGTATTAAATGCTAAACCAGCGGCACAAGGCGGCGTATTTAATAGCCCCGATCTACATAGTTACGCAAATTCCATCGTAAGCAAACCGACCTTTTTTAAATTCGCTAAAGGCGGCATTCCAGACATTGGCGTAATGGGTGAGAAAAACGGCGGCAGCCCAGAGGCTATTATGCCGCTAACCAGGGCGAGTAACGGCGATTTGGGTGTAAAGGCGCAGGTTTCATCATCGTTAAATAACGTAAAAGTGGAAGTGATAAACCAAACTAGCGAGGACGTAAAGGTATCTAACACTGCAGTTAGGCGAAACGACGGCGAATGGGTCATATCTTTAGTTTTAAACGGCGTGAGTAAAAACGTCTTAGGCTCGCGCGAAACTTTAAGGGGGTTATTAGCGTGAATACTTATCCTAGCTATCCGCCGATCGTCGTAGGTTCGTCAAGAACCTTACGCAATCCTACACATAGAAGCTCAAGCGACGGCGGCTATACGATAACGCGTAAAAAATGGACTAAGCCTAAAAGCTCGTATAGTTTAAATTACCCCGCCCTAAACGCGGAGCAGTTTAAAATTTTAAGAGATTTTTTCGTAGAAAATCAAGGGCAGGCTTTTAAATTTCGTTATCCACTGGAGGACGAAACTAAAATTTGCGTATTTTCTATGGACGATTTAAAAGCCGACGACAATATGCAAAACCACTGCGCGGTAAAAGTGGAGATAGTAGAGATATGAAGCTAACTACGATAAAGGATTTAAACGCCACGGCTTCAGATAGCGCGCTTTTAGTAGGGCTTGAAATTTTTATTCCTGAAACGCCTACAGTACGCATAATAAACAATAGCGAGAATATAACCTTTAGAGGTGAGGAATTCGCAGCGTTTCCTTTTAGTATAGGCGAAATCCAAACGGCTAAGGGCGAAATACCGCAGTTTAATCTAAGTATCGATAACACTAGCCGAGCTATGCAAAATTACATAAATTTTTACGATAACTACGTAAAAACGCGCGGCGCGGAAAACTCTACTATTAAAGCCAAAATTTACGTGATTAATACAAAAGATTTAAGCGAGCCGGTGCTTGAGGAGTTTTTCGAGCTTACCGACTTTAGCTCCGATAGTAAGGCCGTAACCTTTAATTTGGGCGCGGGCAATCTCTTTAATATGAGCTATCCGCCGCGCAAGATGTATAAGGATTATTGCGTATTTAAATTTAAAGGCGAGGAGTGCGGTTATAACGGACCAGAAGCTAGTTGCGACAAAACCTTGGCTAGCTGCAGGGCTAAAAATAATTCGGCGCGCTTCGGCGGGTTCTTGGGAATTGCGGGCGGGTATAAGAAATGACGATAAGGGATTTAATAGGCGCTCCGTTTGAGGAAATGGACTGCTTTGCTTTGGTGAGAAAGTGCTACGAGATAGAGCGCGGCGTAATCATACCGCCGGCGCGCGCTCCGCACGATAGAGCTAAACTCGTATTTAGCGAATTTCTAGACGAAATTTCGAAAAACTGGCGCAAGGTAGAAAAACGTAAAGGCGTCTGCGTAGCTTTGCGTTACGATATAAACCACCCTAAAATCGTAACTCATTTCGGGTATATGATAGACGAAAATCATATTTTACATACCACGTCGCAAACGGGCGCTATCGTAGAACGGCTAGCTAATTACGAAAAGTTGATAGAGGGCTATTATGACCGAAAATAAAATAATAACCTACAATAACGTTTTAAATCCCTTAGATAGAACGATACTAGCTAGCGGAGAGTATAAAAATATCGACGAAATTCTAAAAGAATTAAAATACGATAACGAAATTTACGATCTCGTAATTTCTAAAAATAGCGTTATACAAAGCGGCTTTTTCGAGCTTGAAAACGGCGACGTAGTAAATATCGCTATTGTGCCTAAAGGCGGAGGCGGAGGCGGCAAGAAGATTCTAGGCATCGTGGCTTCTATCGCTATCGCTATCGCTGCACCTTATGCGGCTGCGGGCATATTAGGAACCGTCATAGGCGGAACGGGAGCTATGGCCGCTGGGCTTGGAACGTACGCGCTAGCCGCTGGTATCGCTGTGGCTGGCAATTTGCTATTAAGTGCTATTATGCCTAAACCATCTATGCCTGGCTTTGATAGAATGGATTTTAAAAACTCCAATACCTACGGCTGGAATAAGCCTACCAACCAAGCTATGCAGGCTCAAGTAGTGCCTAAAGTTTTTGGGACACATAAAATAACTCCGCCGTTAATCGCTTCACATATAATTAGCGATGGCGATAAGCAATATTTTAATGGTCTTTATGCGCTAAACGACGGTGAGATTAAAGATATACGAGAGATTAAGATAAATGACGAGCCGATAGAGAATTTTAAGGGCATAACTTATGAGATTAGAAACGGGCTTAATAACCAAAATATAATCTCTAATTTTAACGATACTAGCTACGATAAGAATATAGGCAAAAAGCTAAACCCAGATTTATCTTACTCTTTAGCGCAAACGGACGGTAATTTCGTAACGAGCCTATCCGTAACTCTAGTTTTCCCGCGCGGGCTTTATTACGCTAACGATAAAGGCGGACTTGACGAATACTCGGTAAACGTGAGGGTAGAATACTCCGCCGACGGCAAAAACTGGACGCCGATAACGGGGCAAACCATTTCAGCTGCGCAGACTTCTACTTTTAGGCGAGTCTTTAGGGTGGGTAACTTACCGCCCAATAAATATAACATTAGGGCTAAATTTGAAACCGCGCCCAATACCGGCAGCCGTTACGCAAGCGATTGTTATTTAGAATACGTAACCGAAACCGTAAGCGACGATTTTATTTATCCTAAAACCGCGCTTCTAGCTATTAGGGCGTTAGCGACTGATCAGCTAAACGGCGGAGCACCTAGGATTAGCGCGGTCGTAACGGCTAATAGCGATAATCCCTCTCATATCTGCCGTAAAATTTTAGAAGATAGCGGCGTGGAGAGTTTGCGCATAATGCCTAGTTTTAACGAATGGGCTAATTTTTGCGAAGAAAAGAGCTTAAGATGTAATATCGTATTCGATAGCGAATTAAGCGTTAGAAAGGCCTTAGATACGGTTAGCTTGCTAGGTCGCGCGTCCGTGCTTCAAGCGGGTTCTAAATTCGACGTAATAATAGAAAAAGCGGGGCTAATTCCCGCTCAAAGCTTTTTGTTCGGTATGGGTAATATCTTAAGCGATACGTTTAAGCAAAATTTCCTTCCTTTGGTAGATAGGGCGAATTTTATCGAGATAACTTATTACGATAAAAATAAGGATTATGAGCCTTCCGTCGTTTCGGTCGGGCAAATAGCCGCCGATAATTCGCGCGTAAGCAATAAAAGCTCCGTTACGCTGGTAGGCTGCACGGACGAGGCGCAGGCTAGAGCTTACGGACGCTTTACTTTAAATTGCAATCGCTATTTAACCGAGACGATAGAGTTTGAAGCCGACAAAGATAGTTTAGTTTGCAGATACGGCGATATTATCAAGGTTAGCCATGATACGCCCCAATACGGCTTTAGTGGTAGATTACTAGAAGATAGCGGCGCGGATTTCGTTATTTTAGATAGAGATTTAGATACCGTAGGCGGCGTAAAATACGCTATTCAAATCAAAAACGACGTAAACGAGATCAAAGAGTTTGAGATTTTAGAAATCCTAGCTCCGAATAAACTAAGGCTGAATTTAAACGGAAGCGTCTTTAGAAAATACGACAACTACGCATTCGGCGAGATTAATAAGGCTTCTAAATTATACCGAATTTTAAAGATAGCTACTTCGGGCGAATTTACGCGCCATATTACGGCGATAGAATACAACGAGGATATTTACGACGATAGGGAAAATATAAGCGTTACGGATTATTCGTCGCTGGGCGTGCGGAATCTAAGAATAAGCGAATATTTAAAATACGATACGGCCAAAAATATAAAAACTATGCTAGCTCTAGCTTGGAGCGGCGATTCGCTGTTTTATTTCGTAACTTACAAAAGCGCTAGCGAAGAACGAACGATAAGGGTCTTTAATAGCGCGTTCGAGTTTGAAGCCAAAGAGGGCGAAACCTACGAAATAACGGTAAAAGACGGCGTAGGCAATAGCGCGGGTAAGATTTATAAGGTTTTAGGCAAGCTTTACCCGCCGGGGCCGGTAGAGAATCTAAAAGCGGTCGAGCTAATGGATGATTGGGCGTTAAGCTGGAGTTACGACGATAGTCCTTTAGATTTTAAAGAGTTTCACATTTACAAAGACGGCGTATTTTTGGAGACTACGCAAGCCTTAAATTTTGTGACGCCTATAACAGGCATTTCCGTCATTTATGATATTTATGCCGTAGATACTAGCGGCGTAAAAAGCGCCGTTTCTAGCGTCACGGCAATTGCGGCCGGCCTAGAAAACGTAAATAGCGTAAATACGTTTTATGAAAACGACACTTTAAATGTAGTTTGGGGAGAGATAAATAGCCTCGATAGAAAAATAGGCTACGAAATAAGACGGGGCGAGGTTTGGGATAATAGCCAACTAATAGCTGTTACGAGCGATACTAGCGCTAGAATATTTAATAGCGGGACATATCAGATCGCGGCATTTTACGTGACTAACGGCGGGGCTAAAATAATGAGTGCGATGCCTACGACGTTTATTGTGGACGAAGCAAATACGCTAGAAAAAAAATGTAATATTTAAGAGTGTGGAACATGAGACTTGGATCGGAGCAAAAAAAGGCACGGCGAATTCAGGCGGCGAATTGACATTGGACGGGCTCGGACTGTTCGACGATACGCTAAACGTAGACAATGCGCCGTCGTTTGATGCTCCTTTTGGATTTACTTCGAGGGGAATTTATGATAGCGCGAACGTTTGCACTCTTGACGCGCCAGCGTCTTGTAAGATAACTTCCAGCCTAAAATACAGCGGGTTAAACATCCTAAACGATTTCGATACCGCGCCTAGCGTGGACGACTTAATAAATTTCGACGGCTTTAAAAACGAAGACATAAGCGCTATAGAGCAGATCGCGTTAAGCATCGACGGCGCGAATTTCAGCGAATACAAAACATTTAGAAACGGCGTTAGTTATCTAGCTAAGGCGTTTAAAATGCGCCTAGTTTTAAGTAGCAAAAATATTTTTAGCTCGCCTACGGTTAGCGAATATTCTTATGAAATAGACGTGCCCGATAAATTCGAGAGCGGTAGCGCACAAAGCGCAGCAAACGGTGTAATAAATATCGCGTATAAAACATATTTTAGCACAGCCCCCAAGGTGCAGATTACGATATTAAACGCAGTCGCAGGAGACGACGCTATTTTATCAAACCAGACCAAAGGAGGATTTATGATAAAAATTATAGACAAGAATGGTATCGCTGTAGTGCGAGAATTTAACTACTTTGTAAAAGGATATTAAAATGCCAATAGACATAAAAAATGGCACAGGACGAGAGGTGCGAGAGCGGATAAATAAAGCTTTTAACGATTTGGATGCAGCAAAGCTCGACTCAACCGCCAAAGCCGCCGATAGCGACAAACTAGACGGCCTTGACAGTTCGATTTTCGTGCAAAAGGCATTGTCCGGTATAGGAGCAGACAATGCTCCCGTCATCTCAAATCTCGATGATACCACTATGTTTGCTGGTTTTTGGAGAACCAATGAGCAGACTACAGGTACATTTCCAAAGCCTTACGGTGGCTCAAGGCACGCACACGTTCTTGTAGAGCGCGTAGATACAAACTGGGTCAAACAGACAATAGTTCA